GAAGCCTTTGTTCACCCACTCCGACACATACGCATTTTCCTTTGCATTGCCCGTCAAAACATTCGCCGCGCCCATGAGCGGAGCGACCACGGGACGAACCGCCACCCGCTCGGCAACATTTTTGACACCGCTTGCCAAATGGAAAAGAGTCTTGACCCCCGCCCAAACAGCGCGGGGAATGGCAGTCGCCGGCCCGGCAATCGGTCCCATGTCTTTTGGGAAAACCCCTTCCTTGAGAAACCTCCCCGCCTCACTCGTAAGACCACCAGCCGTTAAATTTTCATGCAACTGCCCCGCCAAAATATGAGATATACGGTTGAGCTTTTCCGGTGGCATATTGGCTCGCCCTCGCGAATTAAAATAGAGAACCGGATCGAAGTGCGGGTCTTTGATCAGGTCTTCGTCTTTCCACAAATCTAAATCGTCTTCGTGTATTAAATCCGGTTTAGCCTGATCGGGTTCAAAAACTAACCCCGCTGTCTTCGCCCGTTCTTCTGGTGTAGGGGGTTCATATATCAGTCCGGCATCCTTGGCACGAGTTTCCGGGGATTTTACTACCGTGACGTTGGAAACCGGAGGAGCGATTTCTTCGGCGGGGTAGGCAACGCCCGTTTCGGGATCACTTGTTAAGGTGAGGTCGCCTATCATGGTTTACGCCAGGTCCCGTCGATTCCTTTAACTCGAAATCGTTGTCCCGATTGCACGGCAGCTTTGCCTTCGTCCTCCGAATTGAATGTGGGGATCGCGGTCGGAGCCGGAAGGGCAGCGGCAGCAGCGGGGCCTGTTCCGGCTGCGCCTTGAGCAACAGTCGGCGGGGAAGTTGGAGCACCAATTGTCGCAGCAATATTTTGGATATCCTTGTGAAATTTATCATACTCTTCCGGGGTGTGATTTCCGTTAATAACTTCTTCCAAGGAACGAGTAGCCGCCTTGCGGGCAATATCTTTTTGTTTCTGAATTTCTGGAGGGTCTCCCATGATGGGAAAAAACGTGTCCTCATACCACCCTTGCTCTTTTTTGGAAATGGCCGCGCCGGATTCAACGCGCAAGATTCCCTGAATCCACGTATTCGCCGCTGCCGCGTAGCTTCGTTCATCGGGTGTTATGCGAGTTGGTCCCGGTATAGCCGTAGTGGCAAGTTGTCCGAGGGTTCCACTTTTAACTGCCTTCATTCGTAATGCCGCGCCAATGTCACCGGGGTTGAAACCTTTTTTTTCCAAGGCGTCGAATGTGGGTTGAGTGGATACGGCACGCGCCATCGCATTCAAAGCTTTGCCCTGGGCTTCTGTAAATGCTTTTTGTTGTCCGGCCTTTTCTCCCATGAAATAACCCGCTTCAGTTCTCGCGCCGATTTCCGGTTTCGCTGTTGGAGCAGCCGGTGTGATCGGAGTGATCGAAGTAGCCGACAAAGGAGCCGCTGTTGCCGCCGTTGCCGCTGCTCCAGTGATCATCGGTGCTGGCGTTTTCGGCGCAGCAAAGGGAGCAGCCGGTGTCGCGGGGGTGACTGTTCCCGGTTGTGCGAAGGGCTTCAAGTCGGGCTTATATCGAGTCTCCAAATCTTTTGTGATTGGTTCCCCCATGATGTTGAAATTGATCAGGTCTCCCGTTGACGCGAGATGCTGCGTTTTCGGAGTCAATTTTTCCAGTGCCTCTTTTTGTTTTTCCTTCAGACGAAAAAGCTCCAATCCGACTTTGGCTCTCTCCGCATAATCGGGCTTGCCATCAGGGGTCATAGGGGCATCGCGTCCCGCTTCAGGATTCAGAGCCTTGAAATACTGCACACCGGGGCCGTATTTTTGCGTTGCGAGTTGCTCCTCCAGTGTGGACTGCGCGAGTTCCGCCGTAGGTTGAACGAGAGGAAGCGAAGCTCCAGCTTGCGCTTGGGAAAGTTGAGCCTGCGCTCCGGCTGCGCCAACTTGGGCTTGCCGAGCCGCTATCGCTTCCGGGGTCATCGCCTCACTGGCAGCTTGGATTTCCACTTTTCGTTTTGCCGCTGTTGCACCGGCCAGGCGTTCGTGAATATCGTCGGCGGTAATGAACCCTTTGTGAAAAGAGTCCACCAACTGCGCAACAGAAGACTGATTAACAACCGGGGGTGCCTGGCCGATTAGAGAGCTTGGGTCTATCCTTCCGAGAGGTTGATATTCGTCTGGCATAAAATTTACATTGTCCAACCGGATTGTTGACGTGGCATACCGTAAGCCTCTGGTCTCGGCGCGGGCCACTTCCCGACTCCCGATAGAAAATCAGGATTGCCCCAGTTTGGGCCAACGGTTCCACCGGCGATTCGGGCATTCCAATCTGCGTCGGCTCTCGCCTTCATCTGTGCCGCTTCAAAAGCGTTTTGAACGGGCATAGGACCCCCAGGTCCGACTGCAAGCAGGCCGGAAGAAGGGGCCTGCATTTGTGGCTGTTGGTTTCCCATCCCTCCACCAGAAAAATTCATACCCGCGAGGGAATTCATCGCCGGAATAAGCCACGGCGGAAGACTTCCCCCACCCCCTTGATTCATTTGTGCGCCGGGCAATACACGATTCGCAAGGCTCTGAAGAAAAGCCGGGTCGCGGGACGCAAGTCCGAGGTCCGCAGGTTGAGTTCCTCCGGCCATCGCTCCCGCAGGCACGCCATTGATTATCTGGTCATTGCTTAAATTTCCCGCTATAGGTCCTCCCCAATTCATAGGGCCTTGCCCAGTGACCGGCGTAGCTCCCGCTGTGTTTGTTAGACCGCTCGGTCCAGTCCAAACTCCAGTGGCAAGAGAATTCGCGACTTCAGGAGTAGGTTTAAAATTAGGCCCATAATGAGCAGTAAGTTCAGCCTGAGTCCACGCATGGGGGGTCAAACCGCCCACAGCTCCTATACCTCCCGGACCTGCATTTGCCGCCGTCGAAGAAATTCCGGTTCCGGTTCGGGATGCCAGCGACGGGTTGACTAGCGTCTGCGGGGCAATCGTGTCTCCGTGCCACCCGCTGCCCATCGTCGGGAATGGAAAATTTTGGTATTGATCAGCCATAAAATTATCACATCCAACCGAAGCCACCCTCCTGAACATTCATACTTGTCTGCGGGGTGCCTCCGCCCATCCATCCGCTCACGGTAGGCCAGGACTGTTGAATCGTCGGGATTCCGCCCGCCACGCTGCGCGTGGCACCGCCAAGTCCCGCGCCCCAGACGTTAGCCGCCCCCATTCCGGCCTCCGCACCGATGTTCGCCGATTGTTGGGCAAGTTGATTCGTCGCTCCGACTCTCGCCAACCAGAGATTAGCCACGTCGGTCCCCTTTAGCCCGGCCTGGGGTTTCAGTGCCTCGGCCTGGTTGAGCACATTCTGCTGGCCGGCCAAAGTTCCAAGTTGCACACTGGACAGATTTGGAAAAAGCTGCTGGAGCATGGATTGCCGCTGAGCTTCCAGATTTCCCGCCTGACCGAGTAGCTGAGAGGCCCGTTGCTGACGCTCCGCCTGTAGGGCCAGCCCCCGCTCGCCAATCATTTTCCGCAAAATCTCCCCGCCGATTCCTTTCGGAGAAGCCGCACCTACGGTCATTCCCGATCTTTCCAGACCGGTCTTTACAAGCTCGGCCTGCACGTCCGGGGGAAGTGACGCCCCGGCATGAAGTTCCTGTAGTGCGGAGTCTATGAGAGCCGCTTTTCCCGCTTCCATTCCCTTCGGACCAGTAATCGCTTCGCTGGCGGCAGTGCGGGCAACCAAATCAGCGGGGCTACCGGCACCAAGCTCCCCGGCACCTTTCAAGATACCGGATTCCGCCTGATACCGTGCCCGTAAAACATCGGGGTCGTTAATCCCTTGCAGCGCAAGCTGTGCCTGGGACCGCTGAACATCTGCCACCGTTGCCGCGCCGCCTACTTTCGACGGTTCCAACTCGCTGTAAACGAAATCGCGTTGCTTTTGAAGAGCATCCATTTGCATCTGCGCAGCGTCTCGCATTGCGCTGGCTTGAATGCTAGCTGCGGCAATCTGACCTACGGCTCCAAAAATTTCAGACATACTCTATTCCTTTAACAGTGCGGGTTTTGGCCCCTTTTGACAAGTTGTCTTTCGCCCATAGCGGACGAAGATTCAGATAGTGAAAACACTGCTTTTGCTGCGCTGGATCGGCTAGATCAAAACTTGCGCAGGGACGGTGATGGTCGATGTGCCAGGTCCCGTAATTTTCCCAGGTCATGCCCGGAGCGAACCATCCCGCCAGCCATGTTCTAAGCTCATCAATTGAACACCCGATCAGTTTTTCGCTGTTCTCCAGTTTTGCTTTACCCCTAAGTGCCAATCGAATCCGGCGTGAAAGATTATTCCTAATTCTAAAGGCTTCATTTTTCCAACGAATTTTCTCCCGCTCTGGGTGTTTATCCGACCATCTTTTGCAAGCGGCCCGGCATTTATCCCGGTTCAAAATTCTCCAATTTAACAAATGTTTTTTGGCCCACTTTTGATTAGTGGCATTTCGCGCCTTCTTTCTTTCGGCTTCCGTGAAATATAGTTTTACCGACATACCCTAGTATATCATTCCTTTGTCAACCACCAAAGCGCCAGACTTGGCGGATACGGCACGGGAGAAGTTGCATCAATTTTTACCCCGTCTGTCTCGCCGAAAGTCTCGAAAGCCGCCCGATTGGCCACACCCGGAGGCATTGTTAGCGTGGTCTCCGGCGTGGCCCCAGGGTCTTTCCCCGCTTGCATAACCCATCGGCCTCGGATAGCAACATTCGCCGCACCGAGAACTGACCATCCGGGGTTGTGCGTGAGCGCGTCAGTCAAAGTCAGGAAGGCGACCGGCTTCACATCGCCGGGCACTCCACTGACCGTTCTCCACTTCGCTCGCTCAAACCACAGAAGCGAGGTAATGTCGGTGTCGTGATAATTTTCAGGCGCGCTTGGCCGGGCCGAGGTGGGACCGGATTCGACGATACCGACAAAGGTTTCCCACGTCGCGCCGTTGAAAACCAGCCAGGACCGGGGTTCTCCGTAACTTGGATCGTCAACCGTCGCATCCTTGCTCGTCCGCATCCAAACGGGCGGCGTGCTATTCGGCGGGGTGGACGCGCCAATCCAATACCATTTTGTCTCGCTCGCACTTATGTCCAAGGGCACATATCGTTTGATCGACTCGTCCCAAACGAACCACTGGGTCCCGCCTTTCAGCCAAGGCCCCACGTTGGATGTGGGTTCCACATCACCGATGAAAATGAAATTCGTCCCATTCGGAGAGACTATTTTCATTCGTCGCACCATCTCGATAGCGAATTGTTGCGGCGTGTTGCTGAACGTGGCCGGCAGTTGCGCCATTTGAATTTGAAGATTCGTGTTGGTCAGGCTCATAATGATAAGATGTAGAATTTGAAAACACCACTTCGGAGGCCGGTGCCGACAACTTGATTGTTGTCATTGATAAACTGTGCGGTAAAAAGTTGGGTCCACTCTGGAGCAAGAGTTATTAGGTCCAAAAGTTTATGAGTCACTCCGTCGTGATACACAAACGGAATGTTGCTCATGGTTCCCACAATCCAACCGTTGTTATTTATGGAAGTCGCTTCACCGTCTGTAGTCGCCGGGAGCAACGGAATAGCAGTCATACCGGGACCAGTGGACCATTGAAAAGGAACAAAGTCAGGTCCAAGCTCGGCGGTTCCAACGATCACACCCGAATTATTCATGTCGGCGGCGTCCACTTCTCCGTCCACTTGCAACGCGCCAATGTCCACGGAATTTCCCTCACCCCCGGAAGGATTGAAGAAAACTCGAAGAACAAAAGAGGTTGCGTCCGTGAATAGTCCGGCAATCTGGCCGGAGGAATTTATGAATTGAGCTATACTATCCTCAGTTCCGGCATCCGCCACGGGATGCACACTCGTCAAAACACCTCCGCTCCACCGGGTAGCTTTTTCCTGAATTGGAGGGTTATTGACTTCGCAGGTTACCGCGCAAACATGACTCGCATTCATGGCCGCTGGAGTCGTTTGGGTGCCAAGAGGCAGCAATCCTAGATCAGTGAAACTTTGAAGATTCGGATCATACAATTTGGCGCGGTGCCCGGTAAATCCGGGATCGGAGTCCAGCAGCACAAAACCATCTTCCGACAGATCATACGGAACAAAAGTAGAAGCCGCTTCAAACCCTAAATCCCGGATCACATTCGTCCCGGTGTTTAAGTAAAATACGTGCTCATCTGCGTTGTTAATTGACTGCTCCAATCCGACAATGATGTTGTTTGAATTACAGACGATAGCTTCCCCGATATCACCGCCGAGTGTGTTTCCCCACAACAAAAAAGTTGTTGAACCGACTGTCTGACTAGGGGATGCCGACACAATCGTTGTGCTCGTGAACGCCGTAATCGTGGCTCGTTGCCCAGAGGAAAATTTGACGACTCTTCCTACATCGGCAGCGGAAAAAAACGGCGCGCTGGCGGTGATGGTGGTCAAAGTTTGGGACCCCGTTATCGGAGACGAGTCGGTTTCCGTCCGAATGTCTTTCGAGATACCGTTTTTGTAAAAACCCGGCCTATTCGCCACAAGTCCTTTTCCATCGAGCCAGTGCCGCTAGCCTCATTTTTTTGATTGTTTCTGGAGATTTTTTAATCCCCAGATGACCTTGCCGATTTTTTTCGTTCTGTTCCGAGGAATGTTTCCGTCCTAAAAGGGCCTTACGAATTTTATCTTTTGTTTCTAAAGACGTGATTCGTCCGATTCCAGAATCGCGCAGCTTTTTCCGGGTTCTGTCCGAGCATTTTCGCCCAAAAGTTCCCACCCCACCCCTAGAAAGGTTAGTGAGATTAAGCCCTAAAGCAAGGGCACAACGAATATAGCGTTGTTCCCATTCTTCCCATTCCAAGCTTGGCACTTTTTTCAAAACTATTAAGTCGGGAACTTTTTCACCTAAAGATATTAACCAGTTATTTTTATGAGTCCCCCAAATTTTACCTTCTTGCAGATGATTTCGGAATCGAACTTCTGGAGCGTCTGATTTTCCGATATATCGGATTGTTCGAGTTCCCGGCTCACACAATGCGTAAATAAAAGTTGCGTTCATCAATGAAAAACTCCGACGACCACTCCATTTTCGGATAGGTCATCTGTTGGATTTAAAATCACCACGTCAATGTTCGGCCCTGGGGGCGGACTGAGCGTTGTGAAAGTTTTATCAGCTCCGACCGCGAGTAAACCCTGGGCTATCGCGCGAAAATGATACGTTGTGCCGCCCGACAATCCAGTAAGAGATTCACTGAACGAAATTAATCCACTTCCGGGACCTACGTTGTGCAACGGGGTTGAATTCCCATAGGCAATCGTGAGACCCCATTGAAACCCGGCCACGGTAAATGGATCGGCCCGTCCGTTGATTATGGCCGTCGTGGTGAAAATGTTCGTGGCGTCATCCGTGATGATGCTTGGGGGAGGAGCCGGGCCTCCGACGCCGCAGAGCGGATCGCTTAAATCAGATTCTCCATCGGCGGTGATCACCGAAACGCGGTAACAACCCGGACCATGCGGGGTCAGATCAATAAAGTTATCTGGGCTACACTCGGAAACAAGTTCATACGGCCCGAAGGGGTCCGAGGTCGTCGCTTTGTAAACCGAGTAACACAAGTCGCCGGGAGATCGTTCCCAGGTCAAGAAAAAATTTCCTACGCCGCCCGACCGCAATCCTGTCGGCCCGTGCCTTTTGGAAATCGTCTCTAAGACAATTACCGGGTGCCCGGTGCCGGAGAAAATCACATCGCAAATCGGCGGACTGATGTAGTCAATCTTTGGCCGGCGCAGCAGTAAAACATCGAGGATCGTGTTCACTCGAATCCTCCGCTGAGAATTAACGGCAAGTCCATTCCGAGTTTCGAGTCCGCCATTTTCGTCGCGATGACTTCCGCGACACGATCTGCGGCATCTTGCGAGACTATGCTCTCGGCAAATCCGACTCCGACCTCGATAAATCCCTGATCCGATAAAATAGCGGTTTTGTTCGCGGTGTATCGCCGGAGGGGCCGAACCCCCAGGTCTTCAATGACCGCCGCGAGGTCCGTCATCGCCACGCCTTCCCCATCAAATCGAATTGCATTAATCGGGGTCTCGTTCAAACATGCTTGTGGCTCGCCAGATAAATCTTCTGGGCTAGTAAAGCCAAACACACGAATCCAACGTATAGTGGCAGGGCCATGACCCACAATAAGCAACTGAAAATTTTCATCGAGATTCTCATTTTTATCACTTTCCACCGGGCATGATCCGGTATCCTCCGTCACGCTTTGTTGATTCGCATCCTCGCTGCGAATCTTTCGCGATTGGGCTTTGAACCCGAACATCTGAGTCGTCGCGGTGATTTCTTGGCCGGAATTCACGCTGCCTTTTTGGACTGAAATTCGTTTTGCCAGAACGTGCTTATAAGCCCCGCGCACCCCGCCCGCATAGAAAATACCCAGGTCCAAGTCTTCCTCGATTCCCACCATCGCAACGTCGGCCCATCCCATTCTGCAATCCGAGCCGGGAAGCTTTTTTTCGACTTTTGCCGTCTGCCCGAAATATCCGCGCGTCTCAACCGACCAAGTAATTGGGCAACCGTTGTCCAGCCGATCAGGCGTGAAACACTCCCAGAGCCGGTTCTCGCCGTCTTCGTCGGCAGACACATGGAAAATTCTTTCCTGACCGGCGATAAGCCCGTAAACCCATTCCACCGGTCTCGTGCCGAGCCAGTATCCGCACCAGGCCGGCCCGGAATCGTCGGTCAAGGTCTCAATGGACGCTCCGTTCAAGACCCAAGTTTGTTTATTATAAATGTCTTCGTGCGGAACGCTCATTAGAAGGAACTGGCCGTAAGCCGCCGCTGCGACCAGGCTCAGGTCGCCGCTAAGGCGAGACTTGCTCAACAGCATTTCGTTGTCCCGCAACGGAAGCCGGGCTGTGATTTTCCCGGAGGTAGCCGGATCGAACCACACAACACCGCCTGGAGAAAACCACATGATTCGACCGAGGTGCGAAATTACCGCACGGTCTGAGTCGCATCCGATTTGTAAAATTTCATTCTGAAAATTATCCGTGGTCGGCCATAGATTTCGATTGCGAATGTTGGCCTGAATCAACGTTGCATCTTGTCCGGTGAAGACCACCAGTTGCGGCGCTTCAATGCTCGGCGTGCGGACCATCGCCGTAACCTGGGACGAAAAGAAAAATGCCGACACGCCGCCGAGGTAAATTTGCTCTCGGAAGCTGAATGGATTGGCGATGTCGCTGGCAAAAACTTTTGTGTCCACCGCAACCCAGAGCCGGTCCCCAACCCACTCCATAGGACCGCCCGCAGGCGTCTCGAATGCCTTATCGCGGACGTGACCGGAGTTGCTGCCGTCATACCACGCCGGGGCGGACAACCCTCCGTCCTGTATGAATAGCACCGCGCGCGGAGGAATTACTTCAATCGCAGAAGCAAAATCGTCGGTGATTCGGTGAGCGGCCTGAATCGTCAGAGACCAGAACACTTGCTTCGCGTGCGGGACCATCTGCACATTAGGCAGGATGTGAAAATCTTTGAACGGCCAATCGGCGGCGTAGATCACGCCGTCAATCGCGACGACTAACTGTTCGAGGCCGACAAGAGGGCGAAAGATTGTGGCTCCCTGGAGATTGCCCGCAGGGAACTGGACGATACACCTATAGCCGGGCCGACAGGAAAGCACGCCGCCTACGTTGATCAGGTTCATCCCGGACCAATAGTATCCGAGAGGCGTTTGCCCTGGGTCAGAGTCCGACTTAGCCCCCCGGAAGAAAGTGCCATCAAAATCGAGCAACCTCTCGCCGGCTGGCATTACTTCGCTCCCTTACTCATGTTATCTTTTGCCCACAACGGACGAAGGTTCAAATAGTTAAAGCACAGGCGTTGCTGAGCGGGGTCCGAGAGATCAAAACTTGCACAGGGGCGGTGATGATCAATATGCCATTCACCATAGTTCTCCCAAGTCATGCCGGGTGCGAACCATCCGGCGAGCCATGTCTTCAGTTCCTCGACTGAACAACCGAGAAGTTCTTTTGTGTGGGCCGATCTATCTCCCCGCGTAATTGCGTCTTTGATTCTTCCACGAAGGGAACCCAATAGACGAAAATTGATGTCCGTTTTTCTGCGCTCCCTGGCGCGAGCATTTATTTGTGCTTTGTGGTCCTGGCCATATTTTCGACTTCGGACCCTAACATCGTCTCCATGCTCGGCGTAGTGATTTCGGGCATAAATTTTATGTTGTTCTCTTTGCCGCGCGCGTTTTTCAAGAACTCTCTCTGGGTGAGCGGCACAGTATTTTTTATTTCGGGCGCTCGCAAGAGCGTTTTTTCGGCAAACCTCGAAATAGGCCCAAACAAAAAATAATGTCAATTCAGCATTCATCAACCTAAACTATACTGTAGTCCCCCTTGTCCCGCAAACTGCTTACCCCATCTATGATCTGAGGAGGGAAATACGTCGGAGGCTCCGCTTTGGATTGAGATTCAAGTTCTAATCGCGCGGCATCACTTTCGTATGAATGGGCGTCGGCGATTTGAAGATCGGCATAATGTTTCCGGGCGGTCACAGCTAAAAGTAACGCAACACGAGACCTCAAAGGGATGTGATCAAACCGACTGAAGAAAATTGGATTTGTTTTAATCGCGGCTACGCGGACCCAATTGCACGATCTGTTTAGTCGAATCCTTCGATATTGCGGGATTGTTTCATCCGGCTCCATAACGCTAAGCGTTACTCCGCTCGCGCCCGTGTCGTCAATTGTGGACAGCCTCATACTACCGACCGTTCGCTCCTTAAACACGCCGGTAATCCGGGCGATGATCGGAGAATCCGATGCGGGTAATGCAACGCCGAAAATTGTTGGGATGATCGCTCCGTTTCTCCATTCAGTTCCAACCTGATGCCTAAGCACCTGGCCATCTTTATCGAAGCCATAGACAATGACTTCTTTGTCGTTGTCTTCATCTGTCTGAAGATGCGCCACCAACTTCGCCGGGATAATCAAATCCCGATACGTGCTATGAAACGCGCCTTTATCTTCCCAAGAAAAATCACAAGATTTTCTACAGTCTCCGGGTCCGTTGAGGTGGAAAGAAAATAACTGGTCAAAACCTAAAGCGGGCCTTCCCGCGATATTAACTCCAATCACGGTGTCGATTTCTCGTGGCAAAGTTATGCAGCGGCGACCACATCCGCCCGCCGCATTACAATTGCTTCCCTCCGTGCAGCTACAACCCACCGAACAAATATCCAAAAAAATTTTCCAGCCCTCGAAATCCGCTTTGTTTGCAATTAAGCTTACGGCGTCCCCAAGCCACCGGAACAGCTTGGTATCGTCGCAAATTCCTATGATCTTTTTCGCTTCATCATAGATGTCGTCCACTCGAAAAGCCATAGCTCAGTATTTCTCCGAATTGGACTTGGACTTTTCCTCAGCCAATTTGTCTAGTGCGTCTCCGGCCTCGTCATACTTTTTCGTCGGGCTGTCGTCCTTCTTTCCCTCAGACGACACAAGCTCGTGCAGTTCGAGCCGGCAGGTATATTCCGCGTTTCCCTTGGAATCTTTTCGCTGGGACTTTTCTACCTCTTCAAACTTGAAAGTCACTTCGCCGGTCTTCGGGAGGTCGAAGGGTTCATCATAGTGCAGCGTCACGCTAGGATAGTATTTTTTCTTTGGTCCTTCCGACACATTCATCGGCATCCCCATCCCCATGTCTTTCTCTTCCAGATCAATATTCATTTCTTTCATAATTATTCCACTCGGACGAAGGTCATCGTTGTTCGCGCTGCGACCGCTGCAATGACAGCCGCGTTGTCGCATTTTCCGAAAAGAGAAACTGTGTGATTCGAGCCGAGGGTCGTCACGCGCGCAGTGATCGCGACTTGCTTCAACCCTCCAACTGCAAACTGGGATTCCTTATGCTCGGACCCGGCCACGTCGGTCGCCGCCGTCACGTCTCGAAACTTGAAATATGCCGCGTCAGTCGTAACCACGCCGGCTAGCCCCACTAAATCTATCACGGCGGTCAACAGATACTTCCCGGCATCCGTGAATAAAAATTGCGGAGCCGAGGTGATAAAATCCACCGCCGCATACGTGCCGGTCAAATCGTAGTTTGTTCCACCTGTGTTGAAATAGTGCCCGTTGTTAATCGTTAACGAAGCCGCGTTGCTGCCCGGGTCTCCCTTCGGGCCTTGCGGACCTTGGGGACCGGTGACAGACGCACCCGGGAACCCGGAAGGGACGACGAGCTTGCCGGCGAAAATCACTGGCGGCGCACCCGCAAGGGGGCGAACCAGGGTCAAAAACAACGTGCCCGTGCCATCCGTCCCGTTGACGAGATACCAGCCGGAAGTCGCGATAAAAATATACAGGCCCTCTAAAATCGCCGGGTTGTAAGCCGTGATAACGGTCGTGGCGGGAAAAGCCAGGGAGGGTTGCGTGAAATGTTGAAGCGTGACCGTGTAGGCTGAATGACCATTACTACCTGCCGGCCCCATAGGACCAGTGTCTCCCTTTAGCCCTATAATTCCGTCCATAAACAGCCGGAGAAAATAGCAGGCCAGTCCTTCCTCTACCCCGCGTGGGTTCGCTGGCAAGCCCACATCAAGAGAACACGGAAGTGACCAGGCGATTTTTCCGTCCACTTCGGTCTTGATTACGCTACCAAAAAATTGCAGGGAAAAATTCTCAATCTGAGATTGAAGACTCTCACAGACTACGGTATTAGCCGGTGGCGGACAGCATGGACTCTCGCAGCACGTCGCCGTTCGAGGGCAAATACAAACTTCATTCCCGCATGTTCTACAACTCATGGTTTTTTCTCCAACTGGGTAAGCTGGCCTCTGATGTGACCGTGACGGTGCGCAAACCAATAGATGCCCAGGCCACCTCCGGCAACGCCTAGGATCAAAAGTTCATTCCCCACCAGAAGCGACGGCAAAACAATCAGAGCCAGGCCCGCCGCAATTGCCATAATACTTGTAGTCGTGCTTCCTACAATCAATTTCAACGGGGGATAGAAAAGACTGGCTGCCCCGAACAAGAAAACGAGCACCCCGATCCAGACCACACCTTTGAGCGAAGAGAGTTTCGCCGCCACTTCGCGAGCCGTATCTTTCTGAGCTGCCCCGATGTGAGTCTCAACTCGTTCCGCGCCATCCGCAGTTTTTTCATATTTTTGGCTGGATTCAGCTTGAGGGTTCTCGGACTGCTGAACCACGGAAGCAATACCAGAAGGTAGCCGAATCACCCCAATGCCCGGTTTGAGGGGGCGAAAGGCGCATCCGGTGAGGAATGCCCCAGCTATTAAAAGGACAGAGATCAGTTTCATATTATAGATTTCCTTCAGAAACCCACGTTCCGGGAGTCCCGCTTACTGTGCAGACGAAGGATTTCGGCTGCCCGACTGTCGCTGCCGAATTGAACACCCGGTCCCCTTGCGTCCACGTTCCGGTTATTGGTGCCGCCAGTCCCTCCGCAAGTAAATTATTCATCAGGCGCATCGGTAAAAGACCATCAAGAAATCCGATATTGGAGACTCCGGTTGTTATCGGAAGAGTAGTCGCTGAAAAATCGAATGAAGCATGGTTTCGACAAACGTTTCCTACCAATACCACGTCCACTAGGCTTCCGCCGCTGACTGAAATTCCTCGAAGCGACACTGATTCTCCATTGCAAATGTTATTGCACACTGCCACTCGATTGGTTATGCCGCCGCCACTTGTCGTCACCTGGATATTGAAATCCTTATTCCGAGAGAATATATTTCCCTGAATAACCACATCATCTATGGTTTTTCCCGCCGTGTCCGCCGTGATTAAAACGCCCGTATTTTGTTTAGGAGATAATCTATCGTCAAAGACAAGATTTCCCGAGATAACCACCTTTGAGGCTGACACTCCCAAACGAATCCCCCGTCCGTTTCCAATTCCGTCATGGTTGTTATTTCGGACAACATTGTCGGAAACGATCCATTCATTTGCCATTGCAAGATAAATCCCGTTCCCATTATTTTCCTCGACACGATTCCCAATAATTGAGACCCGGCTCATTTGAAAACCGATATCATCGGATTGCACTCCGGTGTCGTTTCGATTCAACCGATTTCCAGCTATTAAACACCCGGTTAATCCATCCGTCCCCGTCGATTGAAGAAAAATCGCCGCTTTGCCGCAATCAAAAATTGAATTGTCAAGGATGCTTACATCAGTAGTGTCGGACAGTCCTATCGCTACGCTAGCTATAGAATTTCCCCGTATGCTCAAATTTCGGAGTGTCACATTAGAACAGGACGATAGCTTTATCGCACAGGGAATGCCGGTAATGAGAAGTTGAGACGGGAGCGCGAGAACTTTGAATCCGCTGTTTTCTCCAAATCCCTCAATCGTAAGATTGCTGACTCCCGAAATCAAAATCCCGGTCCATCCTGCCGACCCAATCGCGGCGATGCCTGGTATAAGCACGGCCCCGCCATTCGCGTCTTTATCGGCAATCGCGGCCAGAACAGCGGCGGAATCATCCGTCACCCCGTCGCAAACTGCGCCATAGTCCAAAATTGTTTTTACTCCCGGAATACCTTGAATCCCCTGCGCCCCGGTGGGACCCGTTGCTCCAACAATATTTCGAGGCACCCGTCGCAATCGAAAAGTCCCCGGAGAAATCTGCACATTCGCGATTACGTCGTCACCGTCCGCAAGTGCCGCGCCGGTAAACTCTGGAATTTGGCTAGTTCTCATCAGGATTTGTCACTTTCAAAAAATATCTCGGTGATTGAATCGTTTTTGTCCCTCCGGGAATCCGCTTGCACACGGCAGAAAATAATCGTGGTCCGTCCTCGTCAAAAATCAATGTCACCCCCGGTGCAAAGGCGTCGTCGACAAAAATAATTTCGTCGTCATCTTCCGTAATCACCGTGCCGTCCTCATCCTGCCAGGCGAGACTGGCGTAGCTGGAGGGCGGGTCCGTGAGAAGCGGAACACAGGCGTTTTGAAGGGGGCAGGTGTTCATCAGAATACGGCGTATTTTTGGTTGAGATAATTCTCTACCGCCCCTCGATCCGTATCGCTAAGCGGATTGTCGTAGACGATAAGTTCAAAAATAAAACCTCCGAAGGGAAGTGCTCCATTAAAGGTTCCGATCTCAGCCGCAGACGAGGGGGCATTTACAGCGGACGTGCTGTTTGTCAAAGCCTGATTCACTCCATTCACCCAAAGTTTCGCTAGTGGAGCTGCGGTTTGAATACTAGCCCAAATCTCCGTATTTGTGGTCGCCGCCGAGTCAGACAATTCCGCCACAGCTCGATGCAGAACCGCGCGATTCGCCGAAGTTTTCTCCACGGCATACCCATCAGGATCACCATTCCGAAATAGATATTCTGTTCCGGTAGCCACATTGAACCTATGAACAATGAATATAGAATAAACCGAATTTGCGGTCACCACTCCTGCATGAGCGAGACGATCATTTATACCATCAAATTGCACGCCGGCCCGCCCGTTCTGTTGCGCAACTTTATATAGAGGTTGATTAGCTCCTGTGACCTGTATAAACGTATTCCCGTTTCCACTAGAATCCGGCCATGAGGAAACCGCGTCACCGTCGTTCAAAACCAATGCTTCCGGTTTGAGCCAAAGGGCTTGACCTCCAAAAATCGGGAGCACTGGAGCACTCACTCCTGACCGATTGGCAAGAATTCGTAGATTGACGATGGGGTTCGGCATTAGTCTTGCAAAATTCCAAACGTCACCTGCACATCAGTTGTGACCGAAAACGTCGGAGTTCCAGTCGTAACTACAGCGGCAAAAAGCGACGTTCCCGAAGCCGCCTTAAGCGCAACCCCAAGACCCCGCACAATCGCTACTGCCTTGCTGTTAAGGGTGACATAATCCGTCGCCGCGACAGAAATTCTCGCCAGAACTTTCAGATCATCCGTGCTGAACACGAATGCCGCATTGTCCGTAATCGTCGCAGCCGTAGGATCGGCATCGAAAATAAAAATTTCCAAGGCCGCTTTTTGATTTGCCCGGTCGAGCACGACAATGGATTCCAGGACTCCCGTTCCCGCAGTTTTTACAGCATTCGCAAGAGTTCGTTTTCCGCCCACGGCATCCCCGGCAGTATACGCAGGCGATGTGGACACGGCGGTTGTATCTTTTATGGCAGTTGTAAAGCCGCCAACATTGCCAGAAATCGGAACGGCTGTCGCCCGAAGTTGAGTATCTGTCAATCCACCTGTAGTCGCCGTAACCGTGCCAGATACCGGAACCGGAGAGGCCCGAAGTTGAGTATCTGTCAATCCACCTGTAGTCGCCGTAACCGTGCCAGATACCGGAACCGGAGAGGCCCGCAATTCAGCATTGGTTAGTCCCCCAGTGCTTCCGCCCCCTCCACTACTGCCCCCTCCCGCTAATTTCGCGAGAATTTTTCTAAGGAGATTATTGTCTGAGTCGCCGGGTTTGAAAACTGTTTCGTCTGCTGCCATAAAAATCTTTCCTAACGGTCAGAATGGCGGGTGTGACCCCGCCATTCTTTTTTCACCTACCCCGATGAATCTGTCACAAAAACTGTGAAGTTTTTGTGACAAACTATTTAGTGGATAACGGGGGTCTCGTTATCACCGCACACGCCAATCGTAGTGAAGCTGTCCGCGCCCGAGAAGCTGGAAGCATTCACGTCCGTGCAGGTCACAAGACCCAGATCGGCTTGGCAACGTCGATAGAGGATGGGGATGATGTGCTGCGGTCGCAGCGGGCGGTAAGCGCGAGTAATCTGATACTTGTGCCAGCCGAAATCCCCCCATTGGTTACACTGATTGTCGATGATGTAGTGCCATTCGAGTTCACCCATGTGCAACTGAGGCGCGAACTTAAAGGACCCTTCGCCGACATACCGCTCGGGAACGAGCCGCTCGAAAGAGCCGTCCGCGATGAGAACACCAACCTCGAAAGCAGCACTGAGCCACGACGGATTGGGTTTCGCGAATGCCGTGCCACGCGCCGGGTTCGAGACGATGGTTACAGGATCGACAAGCGCCAGCGTGCCATCAGCATTGAAGCCAGTAGCGCGAAGAGGACGCTGATCAACACCGAACGCGATGCCTCGGTAGGCCGGAGACTGCTCGAAAGAATACGCGGTCAGCGTAGTCTCACCGAGTTTATATCCGCCCGTGGTCAGGGCGACCATGACGTTCTGAACACCAATTTCCGAGCGGAAATACTCCACTTGGTCCGCCCCACCGATAAACCGGAAGTGCGGCATTCCCTTGTCCTGGCTATACCACTCGCCGAACAACACCTCGCGGAGATATCGGGCAATGTAATGCAGAGCCTTAAAGGTCATGGGACCGGTAGGCAGCAACGGAGCGAACTTTACGCCTAGGTCGGTTTCGAGTCCACCAGTAAAAAGACTGTTGAAGTCGTATCCCGCATTGGCGGTGAATTTGGACGCGGAACGCAGATACAACTGAGCGCGAATGTCGGAATTGACATACTGAGTGATCAGCTTTTTCAGCGAATCCTCAGCCATAGTATAACTGCCCTTGAAGGCCGCGTAGCCTTTCTTGACGCAGATGTTGGGGCCACGACCACGGAACGATTCGAGCCGGATGCTGAACTCCACGGTGTCGGTTAGGTCTTGGACACCGGTCTGTCCGCAAATCTCAGTGTCGCAAACAAATGTGGGAATTGCCAGAGAGTCGCCGGGGGCTGCCTGCATTTGAACGATGCTTCTTATTGAATCAGAGACGCCGGAGGGGAAAGTCCCGCCGCCTATCACGTTCATATATACCGAGTTAGCCGCGAGTGCCTTGGCAATCACCCCGACTATGCGGTTGACATCTTTTGAAGCAATATCCGAAATGTCGCTCGGATTTTCACAGAAGAAGGCCATACAATAGCTTTTCTTTCAAAATCTTATGAAGATCAAGTTTATTTTGCATGATCCGCACGCTGTAAAATGTCCACAGCAAAGGACTCCGCTATTGGCCGACTAGCGACATAGGCCGTGTCTGCAAGGACCGAGCAGACAGGATTTAAGGTCCGTCAACTAAAGGTGCGAGGAAAAGAAGAAACCGTCAACTCCCGAATTTCTGAAGATAAGAAGCCGCAAGGAAGCACCGCAGAGAAGATTCTTTCAAATGACCGATGCCCGTATTACAAGGACCGCATAACAGCCCCCTAATATTTTTTGTTTTATGGTCATGGTCCACATGCGGGGTTTTTAGAAAAACATCATTGCAGCACGCGCATTTATTTTCCTGCTGAGCCAGACTAGTGTTGTATTGCGCAAGGGTGATCCCATAAAGGTTTTTAAGATTCCAATTTTTAGCGGCGACAGCAACTTTTTTCAGGTGCGTTTTTTGATAGTTTTTTGTAATTCTCCGGGCGCATTCTCGGCATTTACCGCGAGTATA